GACAGTAAGGTTTGAACCATATGTCAAATCAGCTGCAAGTTTGTTAGCACTGATCGAGTTATTAACCAACTTAGCAGATGCAACAATGGTAGCATCTGTAATCTGGTTATTTTTAATTCTTGTAATAGGCATGTTGTGTTTGTCTCCGCTTTCTTAAGAAAAATTATTTCCAAAGTGCTACGGTCATTTGCCACCGACACACTCTTATGATAATATTTAGCGGTGGGTGTAATTTTTAATCTATGGTGAAAATAGAGGTTTAAGGGTATAATAGACTGGTTATTATGCGGCTGAAATTGCTCCATCAAAGCGAACTTGTTGCCAGTTTGAGCCATTATATACGGCCAAGCAAGGTGCCCCTCCATTGCCATTGCTGACATAAATCAATTGTCCTGCGGCCTTATTTGACAGGGCGTTTGCTTGTGTTACAGTGTATGTTGGTAACTGCAAACTGTGTACTGTAGCAAATTGTGCTACTCCATTTGCATCAACACTAATAACATCACCTGCACCATTTGATATTTCACTGATTGTAGTAAGTGAACTTATTTTACGCACTTCAATTGCATCACCACTTGCAGGTGCTTCGGTAAAAGTCAAAGTAGTTCCTGAAACTGCATACGCAGTAGTTGGTGCTTGTACAGTACCGTTAATACTGACAATCACACTTGCAGTGGTTGCAGTTGCATTCAAAGTAAATGCAACAGTTGAATTATCACCTGAGAAACTTTGTGTAGTAATTGTAGCAGTATCATCACCTACATTTACCCAACCTGATCCGTTGTACACTTCCAATGCAGTATTTGTAGAATTAAAACGTAAATCACCAGCAGTTGGAGTTGATGGACGTTGTGCAGTTGTACCAACGGAAACTTTTAATGCAGTGGTATTGTTTATTTCAATTGTGCCTTGGCCAGTTGTAGTGAATCCAATGTTAGCACCTGCGTTGTTAGTACTAAAAGTTGTGTCCGTAACAGTTAAGTTTCCAATAGAACTTCCGCCACCTACACCAAAAGGTCCAATATATCTGGCTCCAACAATGTAAACTGATTTGCCAGTAACTCCTGTGCCAATTACTGTTGGAATATTTGTGCCGTTAAAGTTAAGCACACCAGAAGAGTAATCAAAGAACCATTCGTCATTGTTTCCTGAACCTGCTTGGAATAGTTGTGTACCTGTGGTCTGTGGATCTGATTCACCTGCATCGTCAACATAAACTTTTACAAGATAAGTTGAACCAAATTCAGTTGGTATCCAATCAGTGAGATTTGTTTTCCAAGTTCGATTGTCAGGAGCACTTAGATCTTCTGTGGTTTCAACTGTATCACTTCCGCCGGCTGCATCTTGATAAATTCTTACAATACTGCTTGTAGCCGCTGGCTTGACTCCTGGAATACTACCAGAACTTTGCCATACTTTATCACCACGCATCAACAGTGGTGATGGAATACTTTCGTTGAAAGCCTGCTTGTTTGCATTTGGAGCGGTTTTAGTAACTCCAAATCCCAGCTTCTTCCATAAAAAATCTACTTTGGTGCTATCAGCTAATGCCATTAAGTCTGTACTCCTACACTAACACTGGTTAGAGTTTGACCTGATCCTAGTGCAATACGCACTAGCACATTGTTTCCTGTAGCGTTTGAACTGTTCTCGCTTCCTAGTGTCATGGTATAAGAAGCATTAATGCCTGTGTTAACTGGAATAATGTCAGCACCAGTTAAAGCACATCCGTTACTACCGTTACCACCGTTACCGGTATCACTGCCTGGTACTCCTGCACCTCCGTATTGTATACTACCATTGACCCATCCATTTAATCCACTGGCAGTATCTATTGCAGTACCGGGTGCTCCTATGAACACTCCTTTAATGCCGGTAGCACTGTTTATTGCTATATCAAAGTTTGCAACAGTTGCTCTTCTAAATGCAAAGGTTATATACTGATTACCTGTTCTACTTGTGGCTAAGTTTGGACCTGCAGGTAGATATCCACTGCTTAGGTTGGTAACAAAATGTTTCAGTGTACCAAAACGCACTATTGCCTCTGAAGTGCCTGCTACTGTGGCTGCTCCTGTAAAAGCATTTGCAGTATAGTAATTTGTTCCTCCTGCAAAAGCTGGTGTATCAGCAAAACTGCCGAAGCCTGTTACACGCTTTCCATCATCATCAAACACGCTTCCAAGTGCATCTGCTACTGGAATGTTTTCTTCGTCAAAGCCAGTTAAACTTGCACTATAAACCTGTATGTATTTGTTGGTAAGATTGACAACACTGCTCGAACCGTTTACGTTGAACATTTGTGCATCAAGGTATCCTACTGCTCTTGCACTTCCATTTATGCTGACAATAATAGCACCTAGTGTATATGCACTGCCTACGCCTGTACTAGCATTTGGAATACCACCAGTAAGGTATGTTGGAGAACCATCAATATCACCATATGTTTTTGTTTGTGTATTGATAAGACTGCCCGATGTACCTTCTGCAAGTGTTCCTGTTGTTGCTTGCCACGGGTTATTTGTGTTCCTATAAGTTTGTCCAACAAAGTTTGTTACTGTTAAGCCTGTGATAGTCACTGCTGGTGATCCTGTGTTATAGTATGGAACACCCGAAATATATCTGTAGCTTCCTGCAGTGCTTTCTGCTATTGTTGCACTGCCTTGTCCAACAGTTGGTACACTGGTCATATCATCTTTAACAAAGCCTACTGTGTTTGTATTTCCTGCACTTGAATGACTTAGTCTGGTATCATTATATCCTACACTTATTCCGCTAGTTGCTTTTGAAACTCTTGCATCAAATACTTTTGCAAATCCAGTTGGGTAGGTACTAGCACTTATCTCATCATGTGCATCGCCGTCGTTTACAACCACCAAGTCAGTGTATGTGCCTGCTTTATCGGTATTGTTAGCAAATGTGACTGCACCAGAAGCACTGTTGTTAAATGTAGCAGTAAGAGTTCCTGAAATTGCAGTGTTTGCATCAGTTACTGTGCTTGTAACAATTGGATCAGCAGTTGTGTATCTTGTTACACTCGTACCTGCGGCTGGTATGTTACCGCCACTGCGATCTGTTGCACTCGCGGCTAACTTTGGACTTGTGCCTTGACTGCCTGTTGACATGCTAAGTGTTTTGCCACTAAGTGGTGTAGGTGCAGCTGGGTTTGCCTTTATAGTAATAAAATTTGTTTTTGTTTCTGTATCTGATTGTGCTATAGTATCTGGAGTTCCTGAGGATACCAACGCTACTGTAAAACTTGCAACGCTACCATAACTGTTTGTTATGTTGGCGGCACCAGGAGTACCTGCTCCAGTTGTGATATCACCAGTTGTGTTACCATCACCAAATGTAAAGTTTGTAGTTGTTACGTTCTGACTTGTGTTTTGAAATGTTACAAGTCCTCTGTCTGTTGTAGCAAGTCCTGCTCTATAATCTGTAAATAAATATCCATCTTGTGCATCGTCACCAGTCCTATCACTTGTAATTACAGTTGTACCATTAAAGATACTACGTATGTCTGGTTCAACTACAATAGCAATGTTGGCAGCATTGAATGGACTGCTTGAGTGTCCAGTAAGGGTTGACAGTTGTGTTTGAAATGTAGCAGTAGTACCACCAGATTGTTGTCCACCACTAAGTGCATATGTGTGATTTATAGGACTTCCTGGGTTTCCAGTTACACCATTTTGTATGTTAATACTACTTACACTACCATCACCAAATGTATATCTGTACTTTTGTCCACTACCAAATAGTGCAGTGGTTCCTGGAGCAGTAGCAGTAGTATTGGTAAACTGTACAACACCGCCTGAAGTTGCTTCTTCGTTAACAACACGCACAGCGCTCGCACTAAACGTTGTTGTTTGAGGTGTAAACACACTTATAACAGTCGGAGCAGTTGTTACTGATACAGGACTAGCACCAGCAGTAGCTGATGTACCGGTAAGCAGAATATTGTACTGTGTATCTCCACCTGTGTTGTTGTAAGTGTTTTGCACTGTTGTAAAATCTGTTGCCGGTTGTACGTTTGCACCTTGTCCCCAACTTAGATCAAAACTTGTTGTTACAAATTGACTTGCGTTGGTAATTGTTGCGGCAGTACCTGTGTCTATTGTGCTATCAGTAAGTGTGAAAGCCGGAATCGGAGTTGGTGTAAACAATGTAATGTAATTTGTTCTTGTAAAATTATCAGCACTTCCTTTAGCACCGTCGGCAATGACGCCTCCATGTGTTCCGTTTGTATTTTTAGCAGTAAAACTTACTGTAAATTGTCCACCTGAGGCCTTATTATAAGTGTGAGATGGATTTTGTTGCGTAGAAGTGTTACCATCGCCAAAGTTCCATTCAAAACCATTTGCATTTCCAATAAATGTACCAGTGAAGTTCACAGTTGTTGGCGAAGGTCCGCTGGTTGGTGTGCCTACAAAACTTGCTTGTCCAACATATTTGTTATTTGCAATGTTTAAGGCAACTTGGTTGAGATCGTCGATACCAGTTGTTACCTTTGTTGTGGTTGTCCAACCGTCATATGCAACGTCTGGTCCAGATATATTGCCATCAGCTGGTGTGCCAAGATTTATTGTATTACCTTGTACGGATGCTATGTTTGCACCAGTTGTCCAACTTAACGTGCCGCTACCGTTTGTTGTAAGTACCTGCCCATTGCTTCCGCCAGTGATTGTAACGGCAGTCATTGCACCTAAATTTACTGCACTGCCACTTAAATTTAACGTGCTTTCAGACGTCAATGCGTTTCCAGCAAGTGTCAGATTTGCAATTTTAGCCGTACCCGGAGCATGTAAAGGTTGTGCAGGTGTAGCAGTTCCAATACCCACACGATTGTTGGTCACATCAATGAACAATGTGCTTGTATCAACAGCTAGGTTGGTTGTTCTTTCAAGATTACTTGCGAGTGCTTTACCGGTGACTCTTGCAATGGCCATTAATTACTATCCTTAAACTTTGCAGTATTTATCGCAGTTGTTAAGGCGTGTTGCCAACACCGTGTATTACATTAATAGGTTCAGCGGCCAATGGTGCAGAACTAAAGGTAATGTCGTTGCCACTGCCTGTAATAGTATAAACACCAGTTGGTTGTTGATAGATGTTTGAAACAAAAACAATTACCTGATCAGCTGCACTTGCGGCAGTGCTGAGTGTAAACGTAAGTGTTGAATTGTCTCCAGTGAAACTGTCTACTGTGATATTTGCTTCACCTGAGTTTGCTATTGCAGTATATTGTGAACCATTAAAAAATTCCAAATTGTTACTGCTGGTGTTATATCTAAAAACGCCAAATACTGGATTTGCAGGACGTTCAGCTGTAGTACCGCCAGGAACAACAACTCCAGCTTCTCCACTTTGGATTATCCTATTTTTTAGAAATGTGCCTGCCATACTAGATAGCCGTAAATGATACTACTGAATTTATTCCTGTAGCGGCACTTGCAATTACTTGAACAGTATCTCCGTTTGCAAGCAGTAGTTTTTCACCTCCGGTGTATAATTGATAACTGTCAGTGGCTGCAATGCTCAGTGTTTTTGCTACTAGGTTTGTGTTTCCTAAACTATCTCCGTTTGGTATTACATGAATGTCAACTGTTAATGCACCAGCAGTTGCGTTGGTTAATTGCATATAAGTGACCGCAGTGTTGTTGGTGCTAGAGTATACTGTTGTTGCACTGTTTGATACGGCAGTTGTTTGTATTGTCATCGTTTTTCCTTAAAATATAATTCCAAAAACAATAGCCTTGCTTTTGCTTACTAGTTCATCAGTTGTTGTATCGTCTACAAAGTAAACGCCTGTTCCGCCACTACCAGCAACACCACCATGTAACACTGTGGTGTTTGTTACTGCACCAGGAGCGGCACTGTCTTTGAGTTGTAGTCCTGTGCTGATATTTACATTTCCGGTTAGGTTCAACTGACTAGTGTCTGTAAATGTCATATTTGCACTAGCACCAAATGCACCCGAATTGTTGAACTGTACTTGTGTATTTGCTCCTGCAACTGATCCAGATACAGCAGTTCCAATTTCACTCCAAGTACCAGTTTCACCAGTGCTACCTGTGCTTGTGCTTAGTTCCCATTTATTGTCATCGGTATTATAACGAATGCCAGCAAATGTTGTAGCTGTTTTATGTGTTAACAATCCAGCATTACTTGCATAAGTTGAAGTGTTACTCATGTTAACCATAACAAAAGGATCTTTTACATCCAATTGTTCTGTATTGATATATGTAACGTTACCGTTGACAGTTAGGTTACCGTCAATTTCTGTGTTACTGGCAATATGCACCATATCTGTCGCATTTATGGTTTCAATATAATAGTCGCCGTCAATTCTTTTCTTTGTGTTCATAATGGACCTCTAGCAGTATTTACCATCTCAAGAAACTTGTCCATTGATAAAATTTTAAGGTTATGAATTTTATTGAACTGTTTTACAAATGCACTTTCTACGCCTTCTACTCTATAAAACTGTCTGTTTGGGTAGTCTTCTGTAAGTTTTACAAGTTGATTTATCCAGTTGCCAGCATATGTTGGCGGATCAAGTTCTTTTTTATAAAACTGTGTATCAACGTAAACATTATTAAACATTCCGTTTGTTGTGCCCAAGTCCATGCCAATTAGATAAATGTCACTATGTCCATCAATACATGCAAGAGCAGCCGCATTAGGTCCGCTACTAAATCCTTTGTATTGGTTACTTAAATCTTTGCCACCTAAATCAACTATAGGTTTGCGTGTGTGAAATCTATGCTTTTGTGCATAGCCACTTTGTTGAATAGCATCCGCAATTGGTCTATCTGTTGCAACTAGGCAATCTGGAGTAAAGGTTTTGCATAACCAATTGCATCCATAGGTAGCACCCAATGGCGATAACTTTGTCAAATCAACCAACAGTCTACTTTTGCCATTTCCTAGAATAAATGCAGTACTCATAAAAAACCCTCACTGTACTTAATACAGTAAGGGTTTGGTTAGTTAAAAAACTATCTATTATCCAAATTCAGGATTCTCAACTTGTACTAAGTCACGTGTTGCTGGAGATGCAGATGAACCTGATCCACCAATCTTCACTGTGTCGTCTAGTATGTTAAAGTAGTTTAACAATACTGGAGCATCTGCAAAAGATATTCCATGTTTGTTACTAAAACGCTTTAAGCGTACCAATGATGAACCAACATCGCCATATGTCACTGTCATACTTCCTGTTGATAAACCAGAATCAGCTTCGTTTGCTAGTGTACAAATTCCACATTCTGCAACTCTTCCTGAGGAACCAGCGGCTGAGGCAGCCTCAACAGTAAATATATGTCCTACTGCTATTGTACCTTTACCAGCACCCATTGAATCCCAATCAGTATCACCAACTACAGTAACTCTAACTGTGCAACCAACTACTGCGTTTGCAGGGTCAATTTGAGCTGCGTCTAGTCTTGATACTAAAAACTTTGAAGCACCTTTTTGTCTTAGAATGAAACCTTCGCCTTCAGCAGTTACACTACCGCCGGTTGGTCTAATTCTTGTTGTTGTAACTGGAAAAGTATTATCACTTGTGCTAATGTTACCACCAACTACACCAAAGAATAATTCGCCTGATGGTGTTCTGTTTGCTACATCATCACCTGGATTGTTATATCCTGCATCCTGTGTATTGGATATTTTTATTTTTAACGGTCTTCCCATTTGTTTTCTCCTTATAAAGTCCCCGTTCTAGCGGGTACGCAGTTGTGTCTGCATAAACACATTATTGTGCAGTAGTATTTATTGAATCAAATGTTTTACGCCAGTCTGTACCACGTATTCGATCGACTTTATCAAATTGTTCAAGCGTTGTACCTGCAGAGTTATAAGAGATGTAATGGTCTTCTGGAAGGGTTACCTTTGCCCAGTCTACAACAAGTTTATGCAAGTCTTTGTTCAACACT